TCTGTTGCAGTGTTCGCTTGTAATATAATTTTAGTAAACCCCGAATCCCTCTGGTTGCCGCTGGAGGGATTCATTTTTTTGGCTAAAATATCTTGTGCGTATCCAGCAGAATTTAGAAAACTTTTACTAAATAAAAATGTAGGAAACGGCATCTGTTAAGACGACAGAAATCCTTATACTTAAAATATATGACGAAAGAACACTATGAAACCCACAATCTACACGTATGCGACCCAGCATAATGTCCAAACACGCGACCCTTTAAGACGAGTAATTCGTCGCCAAGAATTCCTTGACCACCTTGATTACTGGTGGACTACTATGGAACGAACAACCTCCGCCAGTAGACAGTCAGTTTGGACTACTGCCACACAGGCATTACCAAAAGCCACAGTGGTAGAAGGTGAACAATACAGATACCAAAGCCCCAGAGAATACATTGAGGGCATAAGAGAAAAAAGCCAACGACACACGGGATATGATTTGAGTCCACGCCAGTGCGAGGGAATAGAAACATTTAGTCAGTGGTTTGGCATGGAGTATGGTGACGCACCTGTGGTGTTTGAAGACAAGGCCATTGTCAAACCCATACGCCCTGACAGTTATGATGACTTATTTGGTGATGAATAATGATGCGGGCCATTGTTGATGCCAGGCGTTGTGGTCAAGGCAAAACACTGCCCTTTAGTCTAAAGCCCACTATAGTTCATAACGAAATAGTCTGTATCTACAACAGAATCAAAACATATGCTGATGGTGGACATGTTTGCGTAGTATTGCCCAGTAAGGCCTCAATTGAGGAATACCGAGAGCATTTTGAAAAATGGATTGAAATAGAAAACAATCATCTCCTATTACGAGCCATTTATAAAGATGATTTAGATAAAGATTTTAATATTGTTCAAGCCGCTATTCACAGTGCCTTAAATGAAAAGGCCAATATTATTTTAATCACAAGAAACGCATTTGTTGAATTGGCTGCAACTAAAGAGCAGAGAGAACAGTATCACTTGATCATTGACGAAGAAATAATACCTTTTGTTGAAGTCACTATCAAAGAAACTCGCAAGTTAAATGTAGATTTTCGTTGGCAAGACAATGCTAAAATTACACATGACCAAACACAAGTGGAATGGCCACGCATTGACTTTAGTGAACAACTAAAAGGACATGCATTTGATGACAGTAAAAACTTGAGAGATTTATTAAATGACAATTGGATCAGTCGTGTAAACTATCACAGTTGGCAAAAGTTTATACTGCATGAAGATGGAGAACGCAGAATCAATATTGTTAAACAGTTAAGGCCAGATATCATGTGGCACTGGGCCAGCACTTGGATTGCCTGTGCGGCATTTGAACATACATTCATGGCACATTGGATGACGATTAATAATCTTGATTATGTGACACATCCAAAATTGCAGTTTGAACCACACACTACTGCCATATATGCTTATGGCAATGGCAATCTTGAATGGAGCAATCACAAGCAGTTGAATCAACCACAGATAAGACAAGAATATCAACAACGAGCACAGCCCACAGTGGGCAATACGCCCATATTGGTTTTGCGTAACAAAGGACAAAGTAAATTATTTGCCCATGAAGAACCATTGACACACAATACTGCTGGACTTAACAGTTATAGGCACTATAATCGTATTAGTTTGGAATCAGCATTAAATCCTACTCCAGAATTTGTCAGTTATTTAGAACATGTTTTTGAACAAATATATCACGAACGCAGTCGTGAATTGATTCACACTGCCAGAACCAATTACTTGTTTTATCAAACTGTAATGAGAACTTGTTTGCGTGATGATAAACCTGCACATGTGTATGCTTTGGATCGTAGAACTATTGCAGGATTAAACTTGTTTTTTGATAATGTTATTTGGGCAGAAGCATGGCCAGATTACACTGTGAATATAGGCGAGCCAGGTAGACCGCAAACAACCACATTGGGTAGAGCATTAACAGCGGCAGAAAGAAACTTTATTAGCAGAGAAAGACGCAGAAATCCCGCATGTGTTAATATGTCTAATGAAGACATACTCAATTTAAGAAAATGACCTGTTACGAAACCTCTATAAGTGTTATATAGACATTTCGTAACACCCAATTATATAAACAACAGAAAGGCATGAGAGATGACAACAGAAACACTCCGCGATTGGTATAACAGACAAACAGATGACTACAAGATGGATTTTATGCGGATGCGTAACCGCGATTACCCGGAATACAACTATATGGGTTTGACAGAATTTATGGAGAACTTTGAACAGATCTGGCGGGAAGACAAGAAGAAGCGAGCCACTTGGCCAATTAAGAATCTTTGATTAACAATCAAAATATATCAATCGCTCAAAGATATCTATCTGCAAAATATCTTGGAAATATCACTTAAACACAAGGAGAAATGACATTTTACGATAAGTAATTTCATAGCATAGCATAGACAGGACGAGACATGACAACTCCATTACATTTGAGGCCTCCACGCCTATATGTGGAAATACAGGGCATTCGCGTGGATCAATTACGACTAATGCGTAAGGTCGTCAAAGGACCAGAAGCCGACTCATGCTGGGCCTGGACAGGAGCACAGCATCCAGCCGGAGGCCTATTTGGCATAAAGAAACAACAAGCAGATGGCACATGGCATCCGCAAATGACACAAGTTCGTCGTTTAACATTTATGTTGGCCAATCCCGATATAGACATTACTGGTCGTAGTGTGCGAATGGCCTGTTGCTCCAGTCAATGTATAAACCCAAGTCACGCACGCCTGGAACCCAATAGACAACTAAACTTGCCAGTGCCCAATAGTCCCTTGCCGCACACATATACACCTAATGAGCATCGCAAGAACAGAAAGATTCCATTTCGTATAGAGGAGAAAAAGCCGTGGCCAGACCCAGTGCAAAAATACTTGCAACTGTAACTGATGAGGATCTAATCACTCACACAGTGCTTAAAACACCTGGCTATTGGTATCTAACTTATCAAGGAACTGCAGTGGGTATCAAAACAGAAAACTGGATAGGCATCAATGCCAAATATCCACGCACGGGCTATAATAATAGAGCACATGCAATAAGATTACGAGACAGACTTAACCAGTTGTTCAATACAACTGACTTTGATATAAAAGAGATATAATGTTTACAATAGCAGACCAAGAGGGATTCAAATTGGCCATAGGCATTTATAGTTTACAGCAAGACCTGTATCAAGTCTTGTTTATACAGTCAGTGCCAGAATTTGACGACAAGCATATTGAATTTTATCTAACGCATGAGCAACTACAGAGATTGCAAACAGCACTCAACGAGGTCATATGATACTTGAACAGCAAAGAAAAGCATATTATGCTCAATCCTTAAGGGCATCAGCAAGAAATATTAAATGGCATTTTACATTTGAGTCTTGGCTTGCTTGGTGGGGCGACGATTATCAGTATAGAGGAAGAACTAAAGGCAAATTAGTAATGGCTCGCCAAGGTGATCAAGGACCTTATAGTATTGATAATTGTATTAAATTAACCTGCGGTGAAAATGTCAGCCAAGCACAAAAAGGTAAAACATTAAATCAAAAACAGCGAGATATATTAAAACAATTTGCTGGAAGAAAGTCTCCTGAAGCATATAAAAAATCAGCATTAAAACAAACCGGTAAAGTAAAACATAGTATCAATAGTAAAGAACAAATTGGCAAAGCAAAAAGAAAACAGATTAAAACTCCCTGGGGAATGTTTAATAGTGTCAAAGAAGCAGCCTTACATAAAAACATAAGCCCTCAACGATTGAATGGCTGGATTAAAAGTAATCCAAATGATTATCAATATCTATGAATACAGAAGAGTATCCAGAGCGTAAAGATCCAAAGATTGGCACTAAGATTGTCACAGGCTTAATCGTAGGCCGAGACAAGAAAGTCATACCTCAAAGCGAAGTAGAACATCTTGCCAGTCTTGGATGTAATGACAGAGAGATAGCAGAATATTATGCCATTAGCGAATCAACATTACGATATAATTTTAGTTTATATCTTAGAAACGGTCGTCATCAACTAAAGACCAGTTTACGCAGAGCACAACTGCAAACAGCACTAAGTGGTAATGCTACTCTGCTTATTTGGTTAGGTAAGAATATACTGCTACAAAGCGATAATCCTACCAACACAGTGGACACTAAACCTTTACCATGGACAGATGAAAACACTGAACAAGTATTTGATGATGAAGACATTGATGAGATTAAACAAGATCTCAAACAAGAACTCAATGAATTAGATGCCGCTAAGTAAGCCACAACAACTAATAGCAGAATGTCCTATAAGATTCCGTGTGGTAGTAGCAGGGCGACGAGGTGGCAAGACATGGCTCAGCACGAGAGAGTTATGTCGTTTTGCCAGTCAGCCCAACAGTGTAGTTTGGTATCTTACCAATAGTCGTCAACAGGCCAAGAGTCTCGTTTGGGACAAATTAAAAAAGAAACTTAAACATTTGCGATGGATAAAAGACACAAATGAAAGCGAACTAACAATCTATCTTGTCAATGGCAGTAAGATATGTTTGAAGTCAGCAGAGCAGGGAGATAATCTGCGTGGAGAATCGCTCAACTTTAT